TGCTACTCTTCAGTTCGGGGATGGTGTTACAGGAGTATGACCTGCAATCGGTGCATCCTACCTAATCACTTACAGAGTTGGCGGTGGGCAAAGGGGTAATGCACCTTCAAATTTCATAAGCGCAAGTATACAGACTCAAGGTGCTGAGTCCATAAACATTACAAACACATCTCCTTTCACAGGAGGCATAGAGGCAGAGACTATAGACCACGCAAAGAAATACGCAAAGCTGGTTTACAGGCAACAAGATCGCCTTGTGTCTTTAGACGATTATGTTACATTTGCTAATACTTACAAAGATAGCCTAGGTCAGTCAGCAAAGGCAACTGCTGCTACAAGAAAAGCTTTCAGTTCGGCCAATGTTATAGACATTTATTTATTGCAGAAAGCCTCTCCAACTCAACTTCAAAAAGCCTCGTTATCATTCAAAGAAGCTATGCTTAAGGCAATGGAGCCTAAGAAGATGATGACCGATGAGCTTGTTCTAGTTGACGGATTAATCAGAACTGTTGATTTAAATGTAACTCTAACCCTAGATGCTGCTTTTGAAACCAACGAGTCTGACATAAAGGCTAGAGTTGCTAGGACTATAAATAACTTCTTCAATGTAGACAACAGAGAATTTGGAGAAACTTTTTACCCTGACGATGTTGCAAGAGAAGTGTTTACATCTGTGAATGAAATTAGAATAGCTGAAGTTACAAATTTCAAAGATCCAATTGCATTAAACATAAACGAAGTTATTCAGCTAAACAACTTTACCCTCACAATGAACTATGTCTAGAAAGTACAGCAGAAGGAATTACTCAGAGGCGTTAGATTTAGTAACCCCTGAGATATATCGAGAAGAAGATCTAAAGCTTGCGACTGAAAAGCAGGATCTTCCTTCTAAGATTTTATATTCTGATGCTGACTATGTGATAAGGTTTGTTCTTTTAAACTCATACATTGAGCAACTAGCTACTTTAGATAGCTTTAGCTCTTTAGACTTAGGGCCTTGGAACACTTCTGATTATACCGATAGGGCTTACTCCACATATGTCGGCTATGCAGAGGGCTTAGTAAAGCATTTCATACCTCAGAACAAGCTAACCCATATAACGCCCAAAGAGTTCGATTTAGAAATCCTTAACCCATTGGGATATAAGATAAGTGACTACTCAACCTCAGCAGCGTTCAATACTTTCCTGAGTGGCACTCTTTTACCAAAACTTAAATCAGGGGACGGTTTAGCCTCCCCTGTTCTTACTGATTTGGCGGGTAATACAAGTAACGCTTTTGGATCAGGATATAGCGAGAGCTTTGTTTACCTAGTAAACTCTCTGGGCCTGTTTCAGTTACTTAATTACAGTGTAGTGACTTCTTACTACAACGGCCTTATTCCCAGGCTTTCAACGGTGATGACGGATAAACTTTTTAATAAAAGTGAGCCGCTGACACTAGAAGATGCTATGGAGGCCCTGAGAGGTTTTGCTCTCATAGATACGAATGCGAATGTTTTTGGAACGCTCGTATTAAAAGATGAGTTTAAGGTTGATGAAAGTAGCACTTATCTAAGCGGAACCCAATCTCTAGACAAGATAACCACATGGAATTCCATTTTGTATGGACTTCCTGCTGAAGAAGACGATACCTTTACCAAGGATTTCTACACTAGTTACTTTGAAGACAAGAGTTATACAATACCTTATGTAACTCAGGGGCCTATGAAAAAGTTCATGACAGCCATGGGCTTTTTAATGGGAGATATAGATAACAAGATTCTATCTTTAGAATCATTAAACTCTATCTTAGAGTGCCCTGATCAATACCTTCCTTACCTTGCAGATCAGATAGGGTGGAAGTTATACACAAGCAATACTGATTCTTGGAGAAGACAGCTTAGGGACGCACGGGAGCTTCTACAAAAGAAGGGTTCCAAGCAAGGTCTTATTGATTTGCTAAAGTCCATACTCCCTGCCACGGAGATAGACTTTGATAACAACTTCTCGGAATATTTCGAGTCTTATGTCCCTAGGTTAATATATTACCTTCTAAAAACAGAGTCTGCTGAGTTAGCATCATTATCTAACTGGACGGGAGCTAAGGCGGAACAATATGCAGGGGGAGAGTATGATCCTACAAACCTAGACAACAACATAAGGTTTGTTGTTGATCATATGCTACTTGACGCTGTGTATGATTTCCCTGAGTTATTCTCTGTTAGAGGCTACACTTTCAGACCTGACCATCCTAACTTTTCTTTTAACTATAGAGGTAGGGACTTCAACATTCCTCCGTTTGAGGATGAGAGGTTTTACAAGGACTGTGACCTGACCTATGACCTAATTGAATTTTTTAAGTCGAGACTTCTCTGCCTGGGAGTAAAGGACTCGATATGTGATTCTTTTGAGTCTTACATTTTATCAAACACGATTGAAAGTGATTTTGATTCAAAGCTATACAATAACGGGTTCCTTTTCCTAACAAAAACTCTACAGCAAGCTCCCAATTATGACAGAGTTATCTCAGATCTTGAGAGTAAGCTTTACGATTACCTACCTATGTGGAATGGTAAATCTTCTCAGTTTACCTTGGAAGTTTCCGCAGGAAGTGTAGATGATAAGTTTTTTGTACAAACAGCCTACACTACGGAGGATTTCTTCGAGTCCCTGAAAGGTGTACAGGACTTTGTTCCAGCCAAAACACTCGCTAGAGTAGATATAAGTCTAAGGCATACGGATATAACTGATTCTTATACTAATACTTACCCTAGAGTTTCTTATGCATTCTTAGACACTCCTAATCCTAGTGGGGCCATGGCTTCTTTTGAAGTATCCACGCTGGATATGCGTGACCCCGTTCTCGGATTAACAGGTAGCAGCATAGATCCTGACTATGTAAAAGACCCTAGAAGCACAAATGATTACTCAGCCTTACCTGTTTTCAAAAGAGACAGGATGGGTTTTGGAAGAGAAACTACTAACGCGGCTTGGGTTGATACCAGCACTGTTTACAATGTTAGTGGACCATATAGAGAAGTTGCCCCCAGAACAGCAACCAGAAGAAGGGACTTCCAAAAGAATCTATCAAAGGGACAAATATTCAGAAGGGATGGATTCAACCCTCCAACTTTCTTAAATGTTACCACGAAGGGGTCCGCAGCCACAACTTCTTCCGTAGGTGAACTAAGTTCTTATACTGAGTATGTCCCACTTGGTCTAATTCCAAGCAGTATGAAGTTTACTGCTGTTCCTGATCATAAGAATGTTCCTGAGGTTTACGACGAGTGCCAGACAACCACTTCTAACGATGTATTTAACGGAATAAGAAGTAAGTTTACATTCAAGGTCAGGGGTGATAAGAACAATTATAGCCCTCCTATAGATAGCAGTATAATGAACAATCTAGTGTTTAAGTATAGAGACAACCTAGAGGACATTTACAAGCTCATCTTTAGAATGAAAGACGAAGACCTGGATCTTCAAGCCAAGCTAACGGTAGACAATAACCTTAACATAGCGACAAATATTGATTGGCTTAATGAGTACGAGTCCTTGAAGAATAAGCTTTGGAATGATACTGATTATTCTCTAGAGGAAGATTTTGAAAAGATTAAGATGGACCTATACAAAAGGGTTCCTAACGAGTTCAATAAAACCTTCAACTACTTATACTTGAATGATTATCTAAAGCAAGGTGGTGGTGTAATATCAAACGCTTCGTTAGATGATGTAAAGAACGGAGGCTCCTCATTAGTATCTCATATATACGGCCCTACTTTCTTTAATGCATTCAATAGTCTGGACGGCTCTAGCATGGGGGCAGTCTACAACTCAGTCCTTGAAGATAACCCTACTGTTTTTGATAGAAGCTCTGTTATCATAAACAAGAAAATACAATCGGTAGATCAGGACTTTGAGTTCCCTATGAGAGCTTGCGACACTACCTTGTCAGCAAACTACCTTAATGTAGGCATTGCCCCTGAGGAGTTTTCACAGCACTACATTAGTGGAGTTGAGATTATAACTTGGAAATCATCGAACGATAACAAGATGTTCGTTTATAATCTTTCTTCTGATGAGGGGTTCTTATCTGAAAACGCAACTTTGCTAGACGGCAACTTACTAGGTATAAAGGCAAAGGAGTTCTTACCCAGACTAAGATACACATTCAACTACAAAGAGGCGGGAGATAACGACAACTACCTTCGCCCAGATCATAACTTTTCTGTGGAGTTAAGTTCTCTTTTCCTAAATGAAAAGACTTTCAAAACTAGTGCTAGAACAGCAGCAATTTGGATTCACACTGAAGAGGAAACAGACTTCCATGGAAGAAAAGTGTTCTGGAACTACATGCCCAATGGTAAGTGGGAGATGATTGACAGCAGTGCTGTAGGAGCTTCAAACGGTATTGATTATGTCAGAAACACTCTCAGTCATAAGTTCGCTCATCCAACGATGGACATTAGTGAAACCGCTACCGAGGCTTGTTATGTGGACAATGTAAATAGAGAGGTGTTATACTCTCTTACGAATGAGGACTTCGTAGTTAACCGTGTTGAAATGAATACTGTTAACAGGCACATAAAAGTGCCATTGAGCTATTACCAGTACAGAAGCCAAGTACACAGGAAAGATCAAAAGTATGTTGTTGAGGTCTTCCCAACACTATCCCAAGAAGACACTGATTTCTGGGCCTTTAAGGGCATCAGTTGTAAAGATGAAACTATGAGGCACAGAGCCTCAACCAGAAAGACTTTTGAGATACCTGATTTCAGCCTCTCAAAGACAGAAAGTAATAAAAAGATTGAAATGTTCTACCCTGACGGTAGTGCAGTTCCAATCGGAACCGTAGTTTACATAACGAGGGATGGTGAAGTTTATGATGGGGATAAACACTTGACCATCTCAATAGCCAATAAAGGAAGAAGAATTCTTTATGAGACCGCCTTTATTGGATTTGTAGAGTTCGCTTCTACAGAACAGAATTCAACAAATGTAGTTGAGAGGCCCTATGAAGGTTACGCACAAATTAGCGGGTACACCGTGTCGGACTTCTTGAATTCAGTGTATCAAGGTCAGTCGGTAGCTCCTTCGGTGTATGGGAAAAAGCTGGGTAGCTACATAGTAAAAAGTGTAGATGTAGAGTATTTAAGAAATCCTAGAAATCTTCTGTCTATCTTTAGATTCTATAATGATATTTCAGAGGAGCTTCAATCAAGAGATTCTTCTAAAACAGAAAACTTCCATGGACCAAACGGAGGTGGAAGGTCGAATTACAGAATACACCCTGCTGAATTTGCTAACACCTCGAACTTCTTAACCACTGGAAAGATCACAGACTTAAGGATAACTAACTGATGAAAGGGCATGTTAAGATATTTACTGAGGTGGATGGAGAGGAGATACTCATCCATGAAGACCACAACTTAATAGTTGATGGCGCAGGAGAGTCTGTGGTGGACATGCTGACCTTCTCCCCAGGGTTCGCCTTATCAAGTAATGATGCTGATTCAGCAGATAATACTGTAATCGAGTCAGCCTTAGATGTTTCTAACTTTACTGTTCAAGGCATGACCTTTGCAAAGGGTGAGCTAGGGTACAAATCTAACTTGCACACTTATAAAAAGCACAACTTAATACCTAGTGCCAATAATTTAAGCGCCATAGTTGATACTACAAATGCTACAGTGAGCGCCTTATCAGGGGTGCATATTGTGGATTATTCAAGCACAGTTTGGGAGGTATCTTCCACAGGAGATGCGGGAGGGTCCATAACTTTTAAACCAACTGATTGTTTTGATCAGGATTATATTCACAGCCTTTCTGCCTTACCTAAAGTTTTTTCTATAGATGTTAAGATGGATCTAAATGATCCTCCTAATGCAAACTTAAACTCTGGTGCGGCTACCTATCATTTCATGACAGTGGAGGCTAGTAGTTCAGGTGGGTTCTCTTCCGTAACTACTGCGTGGGTGAATCCACAAAGGTCTACTGCCGTCCAAAATGCAGGGGATTTGTACCAGATATTCCCTGACAGAAACACCGCTACGCAGCCCAGTAATGTTAATCCTAATTCTCTGTTCAAGGACTTGGGGGCAGGCTGGTATAGGCTGCTGCTAGTGATCCCAGAAGAAAATAATTACGATAGTACAAGTAATTTCACCATCTCCATCTACCCTTGTGGGTCTACTAGGTATAACCTACCTAATCAGTTTAATCAAGAGAAATTAACTGGAAAAATGCTTTTCGCTAGACCCTCTTTAAATGTGGGATCTCTTCCAGTAAACTACTTCCTAGGCTCAGAGGATAAAACGACATCCGCCACTGATTTCGGTTCGGGCTTCCAATACACCCCTTCGTCTATAATCTCTAAAGAGACTGGTTACTATGTTCCAAACAATGTCGGAACTATAACCAATAGCACGGCAGGGTATAATGTCAAAGCATCGCTACCAGCAATGCCTAGCCCTGATGACATATACCTTGAGCCTGATAGCAGCACGGCTTACCAAGATGCGGTTGATGTAAGCTTACCTATAGGTCATAATCTAAACACCCTTCAACTTGTAGGAAAAACTGAAAAGCTGTACTTAGATCTAGTGCCTAGCTCCTGGACTTACTACGCAGATTATGTAACATCACCTCCTAATAATGGCTTTTCTACATTGGCTATTCAAAAGGATTTTAGATGGTTTGGATGTTTTGCTGACGAGGATGATCATACTGCAAATCTAGTGGACAGGGTACAGCAATCTTCTTACGAGTCTCCTGTGGCTACTTTAACATCCACTGCGACTAACAGATTTAACAATGTCAGCAGTATGGACTACAGAGGATATCTTCGAGCTTACTATGCAACCAGAGGCGAGTCCACAGACAATACATCAAAACTTCTAGTTTCGGCCTTACCCGACTTCTCATCGACTGGTGAAGTTAGCTATTCTGTTAGAGTAACTTCTGATGATTTGGAGATGGCAAACTACTTTGGAGGCATATTTGATATAGGTCTTTACACCCTAGATAGCGCAGCAACGAGGCGTAAGAACAATCTTGACCTATCCAGACCTATAAATAAAGATGCGTGGGATGGTGATGAGCTAGAATATAGGCTGTTTGCACAGAAAACGATGAACTATGATATTACACATAGAAACAGTTTCACTTCAGCCAGCCCACTTTACATATATTGGACGATTGATTTCCTATGAGAGGTTTAGTAACAGTAACAAAAGTATTTAAAGACGGTACACGCGAAAGAGTATGTACCGACTCTCCTAATATAGCCACTCAAGGGTTTGCTCATGATATTGTAAATCTCATGACAGCGGGCGCTAAGAAGACTACTAGCGACCACAAGTTCGCTTACTTTCAAGTAGGAACGAGTTCTTATTACGATAGCGCCGACTGGACAGAAGCTCTACCTTACTCAACGGTTAGAAACTTTTCAAGGCTAAAGTCCCCCATATCTACAGCGGCAGGTTATGGAGAAAATACCTCCTTGGAGCTAGTGACGCGAAAGGCTATTGTATATAAAGAAGATTTTGTTCCTGTTGAAGACATAGAATACGATAAGGAGTCCATGGTCCTAGGAGTCCTTAATGAAGATAATGCATTTTCATTAGATCTAACAAAAGAAGAAAACGGAATAATAGTTAAAATTACATTAGATGATGATGCCTTGATTGGGGAATCCATCAGGGAGTTTGGGTTATTTACTAAAAATCCAGACTCCAATATTTCTGAGGACAATCCTATCTTAACATGTTACAAATCTCTAGATGAGCCTATTGAAAAAACTGGGGAGTTTGGCTTAGAGATTGATTGGGTAATTCAATTTACAGAGACGCTAAGGAGGACAGAGGAATATGCTAAGTTAATTTCCTGGTATCCTGCGGCTGTGAAAAGAAAGATAGGGAACAGGTACACTGGTCAGTTTGTGGGTTATTTAGAAGCGGGAGATTTAGAAGAAGTAGTTATAGAGACTCCCGTTCCTACCATAGACGATGCTTACATTTACTACAATGTATATGAAGACGGTGATTTAAACCTCAATGAATACGCTGTGTCAGGGGAGCATTGGAAAATTACTGATGCTAGTGGAAATGAAACTTCCGCATTTAACTCTCCTATATTTTGGCCTAAGGGAGAGACTCAAATTAAGTTTTATGTAAGTGCCCTAGACACAGGGGAGTTCCATGGTCAAAAAACTTTGTTGATGGAGTTATCCTCATACACGGGGAGAGACAAAACCATCGATACAAATGATAGGCTAGACGGAAATATAAATGTATGGTATATTAGGTCCAAAAGGGATGCTCCTAACTTAGCGTTCTCCTCTGGAAGTTACACCGCTACAGCAGGCACTGATCTTAGTAGTTCAGTTAGCTCAGATGGTTCTAAATACGAAGCTTCAGCATTTATAGATGTCTCTACAAATGCATCTTCATACAATTTAGGGGTCCATAATTCAGATGGAAGTAGAAGTTACACAGGACCTCATGATGCTTCTTCTAGATATCATGTTATTCCCATAACAGACACTAATCAAGTATTCTCAGTTTCCTCTAGGGATGCTGGAGATTACACGGTGACACTACTAAACACCCCCTCAGGTGAACCCGCTTATAACAGAAATACTTATAGCCAGGATCTAAGGGGATCTTTTCAAAGGATTACTAACACTAGTGGAATTGGTGTCCCAGACAATTTAAATTATTTTGATATTAGTGCAAATAGGGAGGATATTAGAACTGGGTATGATGGTAAGTGGACAGTTGAAAACGGGATGTTTACAACTGCAAACATGGAAGGATTCCCTACCCCACACCTCCAAACACTATACGATGTTTATCCCGTGCAGCCCCCTGATGGGGTTGTAATGAGAAACTTCTTTCACGACACTCAACCTGACGGGATTCAGCCAGCCCAATTCTTCTATGTCCCTCAAGAGTATTATGTCTGGCCTGATACTACGAAAAGCGGTAGAGTGTTTAACCCATCTCCTGTTAAAAAGCGCCCAGGACAGTATGATTATCTTCAAGATGGGACAGGGAGAAGAAGTGGGGGTGACTGGGAAACTCAGGTATCCCAGTATTCTTCAGACATGTCAACTGTAGTATTCTCTACTTATGTTAAAAAGCTAGACAATAACGGGTCGGCTGTGATGGAGGACCCAAATAGAACTACTGTTCCAACACCTTCGGCTACTAGCAATGACAACATCCAAGTTAATATTATTGTTAGAGGTTATGTTGGAGTAGGGTTCTACTCTTCTCAGAGAGGAAAAACTTCAACCTTCAAATGGAATGATCAAGGAGGGTTAGATGCAGTTAGAGTTGACATACCTAAAGGAAGCGCATTTAGGATGTCGAATCCAAATAGTATATCTGTAAGATATACTTCTTCAGTAGGTTACGATACCTACATGACTGATAGCGACATTGGAAAAGAACTATCTTCTTCCCAATACGGTATTCTGGGAGAAATAGCAGGGGATGACATCGGCATTTTCCCTCCAAAACAAGCAATCGCACCCGTGGCGTCAGGGTACATTAATGTAGTAAGCTCTACCTCACATGTATATGATGTGGACTCCTACGCAGACACCACTGGACATATACTCAGTGCAGTAAATGGAAACCTTACTCTAAGCAGCCTCAACAAGCCAGAAGTTAATTTAGGTCCTTTCGGGTTTACTTCTTCAGGTCCAGGGATTCTATATGATTGTGGCGTATTCTCTGGAACAAATAATGGAGATACTACTGCTTCTGCTGACATGGCCGCATATGGATACACTGATCCCTTCTGTAGGGATGGTTGGTATAGGGTATGGACGGCTGCGGTAGTTCCCGCAGATTTTACTGAGGACTCTATTTATGCGAGAGCCAGTTCCGCTTCAGGGGGAGCCTTCCATGAACGCAATATTTTCGTTTCTAGAGAGCCTGGAGGAAACTCGGCAGGAATAACGCAAGCTGACACCCGAGCAGGGATTCAGGGTAATACAGGCAGTTATTACGAGGTCCCAACTGTCGCCTCAGGAGCCCTCCTAGCTTGGAATCAGTATGAAAGCTTTGATAAGACAGATCCTTTTTTCAAGGACCATACCAACACAACAATGCCTAGACCTTATCAATCTAGACCCTATTCTTGGTTTACACCTAGGGGGAATGCGTTTACGGACGGACTTGCTACCTCTTCAATATCTCTAACATTCAATCCATGATGTAAATAACGAGGTTTAGTCTGACATATAATAAATAAATGAGAGGGTACTATGAGTTCTAGTAAATTTCAGCCTAAGGGATACTTGGAAATCTGGAAAGTCTTTGATGACGGTTCCAAGGAAATTCATTGGTCTGACAATAATGTCATTACATCAGGTATGGGCGTAGGGTTGTCCATGATGTTTGCAGCATCAGGGTCCTCTAGTATTAAAGACTATCAAATTGGATACTTTCAAGTTGGAACTAGCGGTGATTTAGATTATTACAATAGTAGCTTTTATGAGCTTTCAGGTCCTCTAGCATCCTCAGTAGACTATGGTGTATTAACATCTCCAGTTTCCCCAACAGCCGAAGGTTCCAGCCCAGACAACGACACCATAACACAAACCGATGTGGTTGATCTTTATCCTCTAAAAAACGGAAGTATTAGCGTAACTGAGGAGCCCTTTGTAAAAATAAGATACAGTAATGTCCACAGAGTTTCTAAAAACTCTGTAAGGTACACTTTAGTTCTGGCCCCCAGGTCTGTAACAAGATCCGATAAACTTAGTGAGGTGGGGCTATTTATGAGGAATCCTTTAGGAGCAGAAGAGGACTCACCTATACTTGTGGCTTACAGGCCATTTACACCAATTCAAAAGACGGATGCTTTCACATTAGTCTTCCTGTGGACAATACAATTCTAAAATGCCATTTACCCCCGAAGATCTTTATACAGTAAGTGCAGGAGTTGAACTTTACAACTACTGGAACCCTTTCGTCACAAAGCACGATTCTAGCTCATTTTATAACTATGAGCAGGATAACTTACCTTTACATGATTTAGAAGAAAGGAGTGATTTTCTTTGGGAAAGGTTTGGGTGGCCCACATCATCCCTCCCAGGTCTAGCTCTCTGTGTCTCTTCATCATCCTCAACTGAAAATAATAATGTGTTTACTAGCCTATCAGCAGCAGTAGATGCATTACCAGAGATCATTAGGCAACCAACTTTAATTGAGGTTGCCACTAGTGGTGATTTAGGAACTCTAGAGCTTAAAAACATTAAGTGCGTTGGTGAGGGAAAACTAGAGATTGTAAACAGAGTTTACGCATCTATTGATAGGATAGATGGAGCTAATACTGTCCTGGCTGTAGGTTCTACAACAGGTAGAAAAGCTATCGCAACTGTATCCTCAGGGGACTTTTTCGAGACTGTTAGGGATACTTCGGCTCTATCAGTATCCCATAGTACATCTGCATTGTTTGGAAATGGGACCATAGCATATGATGGGGTTTCGTTTGTCACTCAAACTACTGAAGGCACTGGCCCTAATTTCAGACCAGACCAGCTTTCTGTTAATTTCCATGCAGACTCCTCTAACCACAAGGTACTGGATAATGCTATAAGTTCAATTCTTGTTGGTGATATAAACTCAATAAGTGTAAGCAGTGATGTTCAAGACAGTGCTTCTGCGTTGGACTTTTCCGCTACAGGAGGGGGACAGACTTTACAGAGAACCAGCTACACAGGATTTACTACAGGAGCTAATTGCATAGGCATATTCACAAATAACACACTTAATAGTGTTAAGCTTTACAACTGTGATGGTCCTATTTACTTAAGAGGATTTGCTGTACAAGGTGCTAATGGCGTTGGTCCAACACCCACATATTATGAAGATTACGGAATCTCTATAAAGAACTGTAATGATGTCATCATTGAAAACTGTGGTGTAACTAGATCAAAAGTTGGTGGCATGTATGTTTCCAATTCTGATGTTACTCTTAATAGAAGATTCTTCTCAGGAAGAAACTACGACACCAACAGATCCACTACAACCAATTATGGGTTAAAGGCTCACAACTCTACAATTACCTTAGCGTCTGATACTTATTCAAATGGGTTGGACTCAGTATTCATGTTCTACCAGCATGATTACGGTATTTATCTTGCAGACTCTCAACTAGTAGGAGGGGATAACCCAACAGCCAGTGTCTCCAAGGCATCTCTAAGAACTTGCTACAACGCTGAGTCTGGTATAAAAATGGTTAACTCTGTTGTTGACCTTGATTGTCATGTGGACTCCTACACCAATAAGATCGGCATTGATTGTGTGGCTTCGGAGCTAACAGTGGATACTCTTATATGTCAGTACAACGAGGAGGTTGGCTTAAAATCTGAGTCTTCAAAGATTAACTACGCCAAGAACCCAGTTAATGCAGGCACGACTATCGCGGGGCCTTTTGCTGCTGACGGAATCAAGCACGAATACACTGTTGGATTCCATGGAAACGGAATTCACTTAGACCTTTACAATTCCAAGTATTCTCCAAGCCTAACTGACGAACTAGATGCAAGTTGTGGATTTAGCTTATTCGCCCATAATATTGGAGAGGATGCCTTGGCTGTTAAGCCTGGAATAAACCTGAACAACTCAAAGGCAACCTTAGTACACTCTAGAATTTCTACTGTTGGTGAGGGTGATATTATTGATCATATACCACAGTTTACTCAAAACCCTGCTGTTCCTGCTTACGGGGCAGCAATTAGTGCAAAGTCTAAATCGGAGGTTGAACTACTAGGTAGTTACAATTTAGCTACTGTAATCACAGGGCCTAAAGCCCAAACTAGAAGAGATAGCGGACTTTTTGTAGACGGTGAATCCTCTTGTAGAATTTCTGGTCCTTTCTTTATTGGACAGTTCGGGGTTCCTATCTACGCAGTAGGTGCATCTAAGGTAGACTTCTGCCCCCACACTGAAGAAGGGGCTAATGGATTTGCACTCAGTTCTTTCGACCTGACTGGGCAGACAGGAAACCACACTTCGGTTGAGGTACATGCTTATGGTCCTTGCATGGTCGCTGATAGTAACTCAGTAATAAACATGAGAGACTTAGGTGATGCTTTTGCAAAGTATCCTGCTGACGAACAAGTTAGCGATTACCCAACAGGCTACCATGCTGACATTTCTGCTTACATGCACGCGGGAAGCATGATGTTTATGCCCAACCCTAACACCGCAGTAGCAACAGGTGCTAATCTTCATGATAGCTACGCCTCTCCTTCAAAGATTGAATACTTCAATGAGCCTAGGGGTAACTACCGATTTACTGGTGGGACCATGGGTAATGGAGACTACAACTACTACTTAGCTAACAACGCCACTTTAAATGCTAACCAAGGTACTGTTACTAGAGGAGGCGTGTGTGTACAGGCATTAGGGAACAGTGTTGTAAATGTTAACAATGTGACATTCAATGCAGTTTCAAGTATTGGAGATGGAGTTTACTACGATGCTCTTGAAAGTCCAAGCAAGTGTAGTGAGATTAGAATCTGGTCTTTTGGAGGGGGAGCTACTCTTAATTGCAACCATGTTGCTGTAAGTGGAACCTATCCATCTCTAGCAGGATACCATGGCCCTGAGGCAGTTTACTACGATGAGTCTGACGCCAATGGTTATATGCCTTCCTCTATATACAAAGAAGCTTTCAAAGAATACCCTTACGGTTACGAGTACGGTATTAGCTCCATTAGCGGCACAGATTTCAGAACTGCGGGAGCACCTTCAGGGGGTGCTGACCCCTTAACTGGAAAGGTTGGAAGGGAGCTATATTATGGAACTGTCGATAGGATTGCTGCAAGCGGTTCCAATCCTCATGTAAGTGGCCTTTCTGTTCTAGACGCTTACGGAGCAGGCAATAATATATACACCACCTTTACTGGATTGACAACGCCTCAAGAAGCTGCTGGAGGCACGGGTAATTATCTTCCAACCCCAGCGCAGTATTATCAAGTAGATAGGTCCAACAGAACATCTCAAACATACAACTTCACAAATGTCACCACTTACAATGGAACTAACTGGTGGGGAAGAACCAGTTATGAGAATACTGGTCCCTTCAGACTATATCTAGAACCTGATCCGTTTGCTCATAAGCTGAGATATCTAGGGGCATCTAGTCTAAATGACAACAGAATTTATCAAGCGTTCTCCCAAGGATACCACGCTTCTGGTACAATGTCTGCTACGGTTGCTGACCTATCAACTTGGGACGCAACTAAAGCACTCACTGAAGCAGCAAAGGTTGTAGGAGAAGGCAGCACATCTGCCATATACTGTGGTGTTGAAGATGTTGTAAGACCTGAGAACTATAATATTAAACTAGATGAGTCTGCTTCACATGCGTTTGCAAATGCGAAGCATTGCTCTACTGAATTCTTAGGAAGACCGAAGATGGTTGATATTTACAGAGGAACCCTTGGTCAAGGTGGAGCCTTGAACGAGAATGCTGGCAGTGGAGAAGGAGCAGGGTTTAAATCACCTCATACATTTGATCTTAGAAGGAACTACTGATGCCTAATCATTACGGAGAAAACCAGATCGACCAGAATAAAAAGCAATGGTCAGAGAGTGTCTACAAGTTTACACAGCCTGTAAGGTACTTTAAGAACAACGATCCTTACCACTGGGAAATTGATAACATTCCTATCAAGCAGCTTGAAGAAAACATTCTTTGGCTGAAGGATCAGTTTGTATCTGACACCGAGCTATCAGGCATTGAAAGAAAAGACTTCGCTGAACTGAGACCTTTGGCTACAGGCTCTAGCCGAACTGTTCGAGTTCAGAAAGGTAGATTCACTGCAAGAATCAACGATGCCTACAACAAAGGGTTTCAGACTCTGATCAAGACTGCAAACGCTACAGTGGAGCCTGGAGGGCCTCTTGAAAGAGGTTACAAGTTTGATCTCCCCACCGAGGTTCTAAAACAAATTGCTGGGGATGTAGTAGGTGAAGCACTATATTTCAACGGTCTTTACGAGCATCTACAACACCACGATGTAAACTCTAATGTAGCTAACCTTTCATGGTTAGCTACCACTCTTACATCTATAAACTCCATTCCAAAAAACAGACTAGCTGTTTGGAGACAGGGAGATACTATGGCTACTGGCGTCGAGAGACTAAACGAGCTTGCGGTATCCTTCACTAGAAGATGGGGTGGTGCTATTAGAACTGCTGTCGTAAATGTAAGTGAGGATCTAGAGATAGCCATCCCACCTTTCAGCACAAACGACTACAGCAACAAGACAGGGTTCCAGCCTGCTGTGAGAGCCGACTTACTATTCATTTACTCACATCCAATTGATGCTGAAACCACTACGATTGCAAAGCCAGATGGAGACAACCCAACAGTTATATCTGCGCCTAGACTAGGATTGCTTAAGGGTGCTGGTGTTATCTCACTTAAGGGCTACGGTAACTTCGATAACTACGAGAGTAATGACGAGGACGATGGCGGCTTCTTCGACGGGGTGACCTTTACATCCAACCTTTCCAACGAGAATGGTTTCTTTAGATCTGACGAGCCTATCTCTGATGAGGACTTCTACCAGACTATCTCGCCTCTTGCTGATCTAGTCTCAAGCGAAAGCGACCTAACAGAAACCTCTGTTAACTTCCCTTCTCCAGATGATGTGATGAACCTCACACCACTCTTTCAGGAAGGTCTTGAGAACAGCTTTGCTCTTGTTGGTCAGTCTATTCTTCCCATCGCTTATGTAATAACTCAGAAAGGAAAGACTACAATCACCTCTGATGATATCATTGATATCAGACCTTTCCTTAGAACTACTGAGCTATCTTACAACGAGAGATCTGGTGTTGCTGCTGCCAACCCACCACTATCTTTTGCCAACCCTGCTGTTGGTAAAACTGAGCTAGACAAGGTGGTTACCCGAGCAGTAACCAAGCTAAAGACCTATGTTGATACGACTATTGGGGACCTTGCTACTGGGACTGGAGATGGTGGCGGTACAGCAATAGGAAACCCATCTTATGTTCTAACTAGAGGAACTAT